TCGTTATCGGAGCTAAATGAATAAACTGGATTTGTGGCTGATGCGATTTCGTGCATTATCATTGCATCATTGCCGGCGAATGCAAATCTCGTTGATGTCGCTGTGATATTTATTTTTAAAGCAGCCCCAATCGCAATTGCCAAAGAATCATCCGAGCGTTCATATAGGCCGGTATCGCCGTCGGAGAAACTTATCGTGGGCGTTGCGGAATCATTTTCTAGCGGAACCTGGATGCTTGACGTTGGCGCTTCGATTCCGACACCGAGACTATCCGCGAAGTAACCAAGCCCCGTCTTGCTAACCGTGAATACGTTGGACGAGTCCACCAACATCCGGATCACGTCGCTCGTAGCTGCCGATGACGTGTCAGTCGTGTCGCACGAAATGGTGGTGTTGTTCCCGCCATCCGTCCATGTGTCGGTGAAATTGAAAATGTTAGCGGCGAAAGATGGAACAACCAGAGAAATAGCTAATGATATCGCTAAGAGGTATTTCATTGCCTTACCTTTTCAGCAGTGGATTCCCATTACGGTCTCGTAGAACGTTACCGTCGCGGTCTCGTAGAAACTTGTCTCCAGATACCGACCTTAAGTTCAGAGACAAACGGTTTGTACCGAGACCAATACGTGAGATAGTCATAGATCTACACTTTAATAGAGAGCGATTATTTCACCAGGACCAGCAGTAGTACCCGTAGCGTTTACCCTAAGCGCTCTAATAGGAAGTAGACTGCCCGCTGGTACGTCAGGTACCGTAACAGCAGAAGTATCTCCTACTGCCAGAATTACAACGTCTCCAGCAACCGAAACGTACAACGCTCTAGGATGCATTAATGTACCGCCAGGACCAGTAACAGTGGAAATAGATACGCTATCACTAGGAGTAACAGAGCGTAAATATCCAGATGGTCCTGCTGTTGAGTCTAACATAGTTTGTTTCCTATATAAGAAGAACCCCAGGAGTCCTTGGTAGAACCCCTGGGGAACTCCTAAAAAGCAAAGCCACAGTAAAATTTTACTGTGGTGCAGTTATACAGTAGTAGTCGCGTAGCAAACCGCCTTCGGTATGTAGAGAGCCGGAAGACCATTATCTAGCATCTTGAGTTCAATAGCAGCAGGATCAATAGAGGGGGTAGTCCAGGTGTGGAGACCAAAGACTTCCTTACCAAAGTCAGTCCAGTTCTCAGCAACCCATTCAGAACCTTCAATCCACCCCGCCCAGGTAGAATCTGGTTCCGGAGATAGGATAACTCTATTGTCCGGAATTAGTTTATCTGTGTTAGCTGTGGTATCTTCCGCACCGCCAACACTAAGTTCTGGAGTTACCAGGACGGCGTCGTAGACATGGAAAGTAACCAGAGGCAAAGCACGGAAAATAACGTCAAAGCCAGAGTCCTGGATTCCTTCTGCTGATCTTTGCTGACGAGCGGAAAGAGATTCAAAAACTCGGAATGCGGTACCGCCAACAGACTCTAGGCCATCATTAAGTAACAGAGCTTTAAACATAGCAGTACCACACCAAACATGGCGTAGTGGATGCCCAGTCAAAAGTTCCATCGCTTCGTTGATGGAATAGATATTGCTAATAACATCCGTACTAGAGGTTGTCCAATTAGCGGTAATAATGTTGCCAGCACCAGTCATATTTAAATTGGATAGATTGCCAGCGGGTATCTGCATACCGACATCCATGACGTTTCCAGCAGCACCGTTTTCGGTAAGAAGGAAATCTTCTCCATCCAGTTTGAGTCCCCACCCGTTACGGAACATGCGGGATACCATAAACTCCCGGTTGTTACGAAATCTCTGCGTAAGGTACTGGGTCTGACGGGCAATGTAACCTTGTCCTCGTGAATCAACCTGACCAAACTGAGCACCGGGAGTACGAGTGCGGAAGATCTGTTCACGAAGAAGAGGAATCTTTTCGTGCGACCGGTAAGCTACCGCAGAGACATGACCTATGGGTTTCGGTGATGCAATTGCAGGGCCAGTACCAGGAGCACGTCCCTTCGCCATGGTGCGGGTCTTATCGAAAATATCCCACCCAATGTGGCGACCGGATACAGACTCAGTTGCCGATTGTCCAGGCAGCATACCCATCCACTGCTGGAACAAAGACATCGGTGTCTTAAACCGGGATACAACCCTGGTAATTACCGGAGTCTGAAACAGTTGTTGGAGGGTAATTTCACCAGCCATTTTTTTAGTCCCTATTCAGTGGGAAAGTTGTTATGCACTTACGGTAGATACTGTTTGAGCAGTAGCACCAAGACCGTGAGAATGAACGATAGTCAACCACTTACTTCCATCCCCAATAACTTCAATCATACCACCAATTTTTTCATTGGCAGTACTAAAAGCTATTCCATCTGCTACATCGTTATTCAACCCGATCATAGTATCCGCTGTTCCAGCAGTAATAGTCATACTCGTATCTTCCGCAACTGTAGAAACAGAGTAGAAACCATACCACAAACCCTTCTCAGCAGTATCTGGTAAAGTAAATACCACGTCATCTACAGAACCTGTGGTAGTGAACAAGGTACCGTTATCTGCTTCGGTTACTGTGTAAGAAGTAGTCTTAGCAACAATGCCTCTCCAACCACCCATCGGAGATCCACCAAGCTTGTCGTCGAAAGTGAAGCGAGGGTGCATCTGAGCACGAATAATGTGCTCACTGGCGTTTCCGGAAAGACCGTAACTGGCAGAAGGAGGAACTAAGAGATTACGTGCTTTAACAGCACCACCAACCATGATCCAACCTACCCAACGATCAGCAGCAGTACCGAGTCGCTGCATCTTCTGGGCATAGGAGAGAACTCCTAGAGCGTACTCGATACCGGTCTCGCCAGCACCTGGAGTATCATCCCATGGCATCCAGGCGTCACCGGTATTCATTTTACCCATAATCATACCGGGACGGAGAACGTCGGTATAACCAACGTTTCCTACGTCTAACGAAGTGCTGTCAATGACCGCACCTAGGTAAAGTTGACGTTCCCACCGACCCCACCAGAAGACGTTTTCAACGGTCTCTAAAGCGGATTGAATGCCAGGAAGACCAAAGGCACCAGTGAATTCAAAAGCCATTTTTCTAGTCTCCAGATGGAGTTAAGCGTTCGCTGATTCAGCTATCAGCGGGGGGCCAAAACCAGTATTGTTAAGGAATTGATCAGCAACTTTCTGCGCTTCCTCATCACCTAGAGGCTCATCACCCGCCAGGGGATTTGGTTCAGTAACGAATCCAACCGTGGGATTCCCTACTGTGGGATTTCCCCCTTGCGACATGGCAAGGGCAGCAGCAACGTTGGAAGGTAGAGCTGGATTATAACCACCCTCCAGGGTACCAAGACCCTGAGGAGCTGGCTGTGCTTCAAGAGCTTCAATTACTTGCTCGACAGCCTGAGAAACCGGTTGTCCTTCGGGATTGAAGGACATCTGGAAACCCTCTAGTTGTGGTTTCAGGGACTTATCGAAGTAATCCTTTGGAATCTTACCCTGGCTCATCAATACAGAAGCTCGTTTAGCAAGATCCCCTTTTTTCTGGGAAGAGAGGTAACCTACTAGAGCGGTGTTGGCTTGCTGGACGACACCAAACTGTGACATCAGGGTTTTGGTTTGATCGTCGGGGGTGACCTTAGCAGCTTCTGCTAAGGCGTCCTTGGTAAAAGGGACGCCGGTTTCTGGATCGGTTAGATTCGCCATTGAGATGGCGTCAATTTGTTTGGTTGTTAAAGACATGGCAATAGGGGCTGGTTGTTCGACCGAACCCTCTCCTGGTTTATCAACGGTACCATCGGAACCTTGTTCCGCCTCAGAAACTTCTTTTTGGCTCAAAGCTGCGTTCAAAGTCTCTACTAGGTTAGCTAATGTAGTTCCATCTGGAAGGGCTATTTGGGCAATATCCTTAAGCCTCTTAATTAAGTCTCCTAGTCCTGCTTCCCCTTCAGTAGCGTCAGCCAGTCCCTCGTCAGCCATAATCGTTCGCGTTCTGTGTGACATACTAAGGGCTAATCCTTCACTCGAAACGAACGAATCTTGATTTGCTTCGATAGGATGAGTTACCAGGGCGACGTGCATTAGTGCGTCGTTCCAGGTATTTGCGTCCCCGTCTTTGTATTCTGGTCGAGAATAGATTGACGTTTCTTTGATGGTTCCGCTTTGGATTTTCTTGGCAGTTTCCGCGTCTGGAATATTTACCTCTCCCCAGAGAGTACTACCATCTGACCCTTTTTCTACCCAAAGCGTTTCCCACCATCCTGCGTTTAAATCCGACCGGGGGAGGGTGCCATCAGCACCTAGTTTGATTTTTGTGGGGACTTCTTTTTCGTTGTGAGCGAGGGGGGCAGGGATGTTTAACCCCTTAGTTCGCATCTTTTTGTGGGTGTTAGCCCAGTGATCCAGTTCCTTTTGGGTGATTATCTTCTCTTCTCTACCCTTTTCAGTAGAAACTAGATAGACACCTTCTGAAAGAATAGGTTTTTTAAACTTCACTTCTTGAGTTTATCTTTTCCGCCTTTTTGGGAAGTCAGCATACGGGTCAATGCCGCACCGGACTTAGCTTTAGACGGACCCTTTGGAAGTTTTGATAGGCGTTTGGAGTACTTTCCCATAGCTTTTTTACTAGAGCAAGGCATAGTTTACTTACCAAATTCGGGGGTATCTACTGGAAATTATAGTTTCCAATCCACGCTGTCAATAGGTATGATACCCTAAGATTAGAGAATTTAATTCATTTCCAGGAGATTTGAACCATGGCAGTTAACTATGCCTCCTTATTTGCAGACTTAGGAGAGATCGTTCAGGGCGTAAATAACATGGTAAATGACACTACTGACTGGTTGGATCAGTTAGATACTGGTTTTACCGCCATAGCAGATGAGTATACCACCAACGGAGTAGCGGAACTCTTGGATACCCTGAATACGACTATAAATAGTGTCAAAGACTCAGTAGTTACTATGGCGGGAACTCTATCCGGATTAGCGGATATTAGGCTGCTTCATTCGTCTGTAGTAGATGAACTTCCCGAATTAGGAACCAAGTCAACCGCAGTCGACGTGTTGGCTGAACTAGGAAGGGACATGGTTGGTGAGACAGAAAAAATAGAACAAAGTGTTCTATCTATGTCTGCAATTTCCAGGACCGTATCTAATGTAAATTCAGGAACAGCTATTACTCAAACCCTACTTACTGGCAGTAAAGCCCCCAGTTCTTCTTGGCCGAAAGTATGGAGTTACTCCAAGTATCCTAGTTCTCCTGCGATCTCTCAATTAGTTTATACAGGAGACACGTTCACATTAGAGTGCATCACCGATACTTTTAATAACTCCATAGCAGAGGGTAATGAATCGTTTAAACTAACAGGATTAAATCCTAAAACCACGCCATGGGCGTACGGAACCAAGGGAATAGGTTCTGGTCCTACAATCAAACCTGCCAACGGTCCTAGTGCAAACCTAGTAAGCAATTCTGATTTTGAATCCTGGGCACGACTATCTGTAGAAAATAGTGCTTCTCCCGAGGATTACACGCTTATCCCGTCCTTAACAGGTAGTCTCGCAGGAACTACCATTGTCCAAGGGTCAGAAGCTGCTGATGTATACCATGGGGATTCTTCTTTGATTCTTAAAGGTGCATCGGGGGAAGTAGGTATACAGCAGGAACTAAACCAGAGCAAAATAAAACCCCACACCGCGTATGCCTTATTCGCTTACATGAAAAAGGCTTCTACAACTTCTGCCGGAACCGTAGAAATAATGCCAAAGGATAGTTCTGGTTCCCCTCAGTTTTCGATAGGGGCGGCTCTCGTCGGAGGAATCTCAGTAGGATACGGAGATCTAACAACCTCTTACGCCTTATACAGCGCTCCGGTTATTTCTTTCGAGGACTACGCGAACCCCCTATACCTAGATATCACTTGGAGTTCAACATCCCTCACGGATATCGTATATATAGATTATCTGGGTTTCGCAGAAATGGTTTATCACGGTGGTGTAGGTTGGAGCATTGCTGCCGGATCTGATAAGTTTATCATAAATGATAGACTGCAATCTACCGCTTCGTATTCTTCTTACGGAGTCTTCCAGGAATTCTTTAGGGAAAAGTATCATATCCAGCTACCTTCTAGCGGATCTCCTACACGAGAAGATACTCTTGCGACTGACTAACGAGGTTTTAAATGGCTATCAATTACGCAAATCTCTTTCAAGACTTGGGAGAGGTTGTTCAGCTTGCTAACAAAATGATTAACGCTGGCACCTCTGTTAGAGCTAACACCGCACAAACAGGAGCAGCCAGTACTATCACCCTGGATTCTGGCGCTAGCGCCACAGACGATATTTACAACCGTAGATCCATTCTCCTAACAGGGGGGGGAATTAGTGAAGGACAGATACGGACTATCACCGACTACGACGGTTCTACCAAGATAGCTACGGTAGATACTGCTTGGTCTAGCAACCCAACTAGTACTACCACCTTTGACATTCAGAAAGACTGGATAGACGACCTGGAGCAAAGATTTGATTTCATAGCCGCTGAATATACCGGAGCACCTCTCGTTCATGACGATCTGGTAGACGGCGTAGCTACGCTTATCGACGGGTTGAAAGATACAGTAATTATCCAAGCACAGAATATAGCTGGGTTAGCTATCGCTAGATTACAGAATAAGGAAACCATCCTTGACGAAATGCCACAGATTGCTGGATCTACTACCATAGCTACCATTTTGTTCAACCTGATCAGACAAATGAATGACGACGATGAGGATGTAGAAATAAGCATTCTAGCTTTAAGTGCTGTATCAGAAGACAAAGCTAACACTAACGCAGGCGTCCTATTATGTGACGCAACACTTGATGGTGCTACCGCCCCTTCTACCGACATAGCCCTTAACCCTGAGTATAACGGACAACTTAGTGAATTAGCTCGCGTAGAAACCTTTACCGCAGAATGTACTAACGATAGTGAAGCAGGAACTCTCGTTGGAGGAGAGACATTCAGTCTTACGGGAGAGAAGCGTAGAGCTACTCCTTGGGATTGGCGAACAGACGGTAGCGGGCTAGGAGCTAACCTCACCTCCGTACAGGGCGCTGGAAACATACTCAATAACGACTTTGAAACATTCACTGTCGCGGATACTCCTGACAACTGGACTATCGACGCCGGTACTGCTGGGACGCATATCTTAGAAGCTACGAGTTCGGGAGACGTATACCATGGTTCGTCGTCGTTAGGGTTGGTTGGAGATGCTTCTTTGGCAGCCATTACCTTAAGTCAACCTATTACATACGCTCTCGTTCCAGAAAAAAGGTATCTATTCGCATGCTATGTGAAGGGAAATTCTTCCCTGAGTGCAGGAAGATTGTTAATACGTTTTGAGGATGGTGCTGGAGTACAAGTAGGTACTGCCGAAATAGACATGGACACCGCTGCTCTAGCTGCGAAGACTTCTTTTGGAATAGAAAGTTTCCACTGTACAATGCCAGCAGAAATACCAGACAACATAGAAATAGTAATAACCTTGGATGGCACCCCTTCCGAACACTCACTCTATATTGATTGGATGGGATTCGGCCCTGTTACTTACCACGGAGGAGTTAACTTTGCTCTGGTAGCAGGATCAGACATATTCCTAAAGGGAGACCGATACAAAATGACTACTAGCTACACAGCTACTGGAGTCTTCCAGGATTTCTTTAGAGAGTTCTTTAGAGTTCAGCTACCTAGTGATGCTTCACCCAGCCAAGCTGATACCCTAGCTACTGATTAGAGGATTTTTCAATCCTTCCCTAGAGCTAGATACTTCCCAATAGTTTCAGCATCAGTAAGAACCAGTAAACCAATCTGGGTTACTTTCTCCCATCCTTAGAGAAGTACCGGTGTTTCCTATAACCATAGGAGCATCTATCATCTGTAGATCTTGATGGGGTGAGAAAGGATCTACCTGATGGTCTTCTCCGTGATCCATTGCGTCCCAGGATACCTCCCTAGCAGCGTCGGAAAGCGTGTCTACGATATCATCCGTCTCATGAGGATGCCCTACCCAGGAAAAGATTTCATCCCTAACGGATTTAACCCAATGAGCTTCAAAGGGAAGGTAAATCCTGCCCTGCCGCATACGTAACTGAGCCTCTGTAGAGTTAGCAATCTTATCTGTGATTTTTACTACAGGTTTTACGGTGTAGCCTTTCCTGGCCAAGACTTGATAGACGGGTCTACCTGGGCCATTAGCTTCGCAAGTGATGTATTCAGGTCTCCACTTATTGTACTGCTTGGCTACTTCAATAAGCAGATCTGGTATTTCAACTCGGTCCCTCCACATATCCAGCCACAGTAAATCATATCCCTTGGTGAGTCCCCAGGTAGATACTACTGACCAAGAGAAATCTCTATCGGTGTTCTGGTAAATAACATCATCTGCTGGACCCTCCTTAGTACTGCTTGCTGGATCTAGAGTTTGAAAGACCCGAAGAAAGTCTGCGGGAGAAACTAAGCGACCTTTCGGACCTCCTAAACGATAACTAGAACCTGAGTAGGTATACTCCCTGAGATCAGAGATTTTAAATCGGGAACCCGCTGATGCTCCCCAGTCTCCCTGTTTAAGTTGCTTACGAGTAATCTCCTCAAGTTCTTCCAAACCAATCGAATAGTTCTTTTGATCCAGATAAGGATTGTCAGTCAGGAACGCAGGAATAAATGGTCTACCAGGGTAGGTACCCGTCCATTGGCTATGTGGTTCACTCCACTCTATACGGAACCTCTCTTTTACCCAGCGATGACCAAGCCCTCCTGGATTACTGGCAGCACGTATACGTAAGGGCAAGTGTTTTTGCTGCTGACAAACCTCACAGTCAGATCTGTATATAGGATCTCCCTCTTCGTCACGGTCAGCGTGTTTCTTGCAAACGTTTTTTCTAAGTCTGGAAAATAAATAGGTGTAATCGTACTCAGTAAAGTGCGTAGCTTCGTCGAATCCAACGTACTGCCATTCAGACCCTTGATACCGTGTGAAAGCGTTAGATTCTCCGATGTAGCCAAAGGTCAACTTAGCTGGTGATGTCGTTTCTCCTGCTCTATTGTGGGTAGGGAAATAATACGTATGCTCCCCTGGCACATACCTAACCAACTTCTCTTCGATGAAGGGGGCTAACCACTCAGTAGCACGTTCTAAGAGACCACCAGGGAGCTTTAACTCAGAAAGAGTCTTACGGAGTACCAAAGAAGAGTATCCAGGTATATCACAATACTGGAGTGCTCCCATCAATAGGGCATCAGATTTCCCACCACCAGCAGCTCCTCCAAAAAAAGCTTCCCTACTAGGGAGCATCAGGAATGCCCTCTGCTTAGGAGTAGGCTTATGCGGTATGTAATCAGTTAATTTAAGTTCTGAAAACATCTATCTGGAGCTTTACCAATCAAGTAACTTTGCTGCCCGCCCAACACCGTAGTCGATCAGTGGCGTGGACTATCGGGTACCCCCCTGTCGTATCAAGTGTGACCCTGCGTGCCTTGATATGTTCAGTAATGGCTTTGTCGATTTCGGCGTCAGAATATCCTTGTTTTCTCAAGCAGCTCAGCACGTTTTCGAGGAACGTGCTGCCAGAGCTAGCTGACAACTCAACTAGCTCTGGCTGGTCGTCAAGCGACTCGGACTTAGTTGGTAAGGGAAACCAACAGGGCAATTTTGTTAAGTCCAAGCCCGCAGCATCAATACGTTTGTTCCTTGGCAAAGGAATTTCCTCGCTTCGTTCCCCAAAAAATAGATAGGCATCTTGGGTAAACCTATCACCCGTTTCTACAACACTCTTCCTGATGGATGTTCCTAGCTGCTGGATTACGGAATGCTTCACCACAGCGATAGCAAGTAAACCGCTTACTCTCTCCCACCAGTTCCTTTCTACGGAACAGCTTCTTATCCTTGGGACTCTGCCATAGTTCACGATCTGACACAAGTTTATGCGTATCCATCACTCTCCCCCCCCCTAATCAATGTCTCCATAATCATCAAGTATACACCAGATCTCTTTACGCCTACAAAGGAAATGTAACTGATCGTCTATACGGACATCCCGTCCTGCATGAGGAGCAAGTAGGACCAGGGAACCAACCTTTATGTCCATTGGCTTTCTGTTCCAGTGACCATTAAGAATAGTTAATTCTCCTGGTCCCACCGCCACCACCTTACCTTTAGTGTTTCCCACAGTAAGAGCACTTTCAGGGATGGCTATACCTCCCTTAGATACTCGTTCCTCGGGGATAAGAACCAATACGCCATCATCAAGCAGCTTCATCTCTAAGCCTCTCTATAGCTTTTTTCCATTGTTTCGTGAGGTTAATCCAATCTCTGTTCAACGACCCCATACCTATACTGAAACCGTGTATACTAGACCAACGTATTCCTGCCTTGGTATACGCTGGAGCACATACCTCGCTTTCGACGGTTTCTATAAATCCATCTAATTGCCCTAGAACACAACGCTGGCAGTTTTCCAATTTCAGCGTCTCTAGGTCAACACTTCGGTACCAGCCAGGGTAGTTCTTATCCAACCACCGAATTCCACGCCCTATCTCTCTGGAAAACGAAACCACCACCCACCTAGTCCTCTTTCAGTTTATCTGCTGCCACCGCCCCCATAATCGCATCCATAGACTTTAAGAACGTGTCACCCATCTGGAAACAGTGCTGGACTAGAGACTCCCTGTAGGACTCTTGACTAAAGGCACTAAGATTTCTGGTGCGTTGAAATACTCCTGAGAAACACCCTGAGATCACCGCAGAATACAACTGGGGCATATCCAGACCTGCTGCTACCTCCGCTGGTAAATCCCTCTCCTGAGGGTCTACCACCATAGATACTCGCATATCTACCGCTGACAGTTTACGAGATAGCTCCTTAATCAGCTTCTCTATCTCCACCAAACGGGGGATAGAGTCATCAAGGGCCTTCTCGTGGCTTGTAACGAGCAATCTCAGAGATACTAGGTCTGAATCCTCTTTAGGCTTTTCGGAGCTTACAGGGGATTCTGGAGAGTTTGGAGTCACTCCCACCTCCCTTGCGGTCTCCTTAAGAATATCTGCTGCGGATTGCGCCCTCTGCTTGGATACTTTAGCCACGTTTGGATCTCCTTTTTAGCCAGGAAACCATTTCCGGGCTTCTACAACCCGATTCCTTAGCCATCTTGTTTAATTTACTAAAAGCTTCTTCAACCCCTAGCTTGCCCTGCCTTACTAGGGAACGTAATCCTGAAGGTTCCTTAGGGTTGTGCCTATCGTGGATCTTTTCAAGTGGATTCGCCATGTCTCCTACCTCCTTGATCTTGAATCTTGTTAAAAACTTCCTCCCTGTCGATTGATACATCAGAAGGAGCATCGAAACCCAGACGTACTTTGTCTCCTAGAACATTGCAAACTGTGACAGTGACGGACTGTTTCCCCCAGGAGAGGATAACCTTTTCGTCGAACTTCCTTGTTAGGACTAGCATTGGATTCCTTTCTTAATTCTGAGTCCAGTATAGGTCTAGTAGGGATGCGTGTAAACATGAACATCAGTATAGGACTAATGCCCATGATCACAAGCGATCCCCCCCCGCACTAATGGGGATCTTCCTCCGTGGCTTCCGCAGTGAGCATAGCCAGAGATAGTTGAGCGCTGGTCAGAGAAAGGAGACCCAGCATAGTGACCGGAGCAATCCCATGATCTCGACCAAAGACAGCAATGATTTGAGCCAGTTCAGCGGTATGTTCTTCCACCAGAGTTTCCTCAAGGCTTGAGCACTCCATAGTTTTCTCCGGACAGGGATTGACAGGGTATAGTATATACGGTATATACTAAGTATTTAGTTAGTTAGTTAGTCACAAACTAAGTAGTTAAGGGATAAAGAATTCTAGTATCCCCGGTATACTCACTACGTTCGTATACACAGGGGGATACTAGAATTCTCTCTTATCATATGCACTCAATTACTATTTCTCTGGGAGAAGTAAAATATGCATTAGAGGGGAAAACGTGCATAAAGGGGGTAAAGTACGCATTGGGAAGTAAAATATGCATTAGTTATTCTCTGCGTCGGTGAAGAAACTAATGGATTTCTCTTTTCCCCAGATAGGAAGTACGGATTCTTCCATGGCGGGGCGAAGTTTCTTCATCAAAGCATCCGCTAGGTCACTGGCTTCCTTTGGCGGAATGCCAGCATTGAGGTAGGTGGTAAAGGTGATATCGCTTATGGAAGACGCGAGAGTCTCCTGGATGACTAGAAGGCGCTGCCCCTCGTCATGAAAGGAAATATCTAATCTCTTGCACAGGTCCACCCAAAGACTAGGGATAGTCTTTCTGATAGCAAGTTCCAGTTTGTTCAGCTTTTCATACATAATTTCGTCGTAATCTTCGTCATAATTTTCGGCATAGTCAAACATTGGTGGGTCTCTTTCTCTCTTCTTTGGAGAAGAACCTTTTCAGGCCCCTAAGGTCTTCCTGAGCTTCTTTGAGGGTGTCGTAAGGTCCGCATTCAGTGATGGAGTCAGGGACTCCTGTTATCCAGTATCCAGCAGGTTTACCCGCCTCAGTCCTGAATCCTACCCTATTCAACTTGCTTTTCGAGATCTCCATAATCTTTCTCCTAAATGGGTTGACATAGACTTAATATAGACTATATTTAGAGGAAAGTCAATGCCTAACTCTAAATATGCCCAACGCAACAAGGCTAAAGACTCTTGCCACCGAACAACTAGAGAAACTAGGGTAGTTAGGTATGAGAAAGCTTGTACCTAAGGAGGAAGAAACCAATGAATTGCGTTAACTGCGGGATAAAGACTAACGTACTGGTATTTCTGGATACAAATAACAGGAAGACTATAGACGGAAGGTGCAAGGACTGCTACGAAGATTCCATCAGAAAGGACAGCCTGGAACCTCCTGTGCGTCCTGCCAGTGGCTTTACTGGAAAGGGTAGGGTTAGTCACTCTCGTATGCCTTCTTCGTGAGTGCACACACAGCTCAAAAAGAAGGACTATCCAAACCTTTACTACTTTGGATAGAGGGGTTCCATACAGAGAGATTTGCGGATTCCCGATAGCCAGTCAAGACTCTCATGAGAACCTCAATACCGTGTGGTAGGGAAAAACGGGTCTTAAAGAGACTTAAGAAAGGTTCAGCCAGTTCTTACGAGCTACAGAGAATCTATCCGAAATTCAGCACTCAGGTACGTAAATTGAGGGAACGAGGATACAAGATCCGTGAACGTGACCGTGGGTACGGAAACGTGGAATACGAGATAGTAGTCGATCCGACTATCGCTGTCACGAAATCATGAAGGGGATGCGGTAGTGCGTTAGCGGGAAACGCGGAACCACAGATCCCCATTTTTCATCCCCAATATCCCCAGAATCTAGTCATGGTTCGGTTCAGGTAGACCCCACCATGACTAGATTTAACTAGAGAAACCGCACTCTACACCTTTCGAGTGGATTCCGTAGCTTCTCCGAGATCGCAATCGCGTCCGTCCGTAGCGCTGGTAACTCGATGGAAAAAACGTTTTACTGCCTCAGCTGTCGTATACCTGCGGCCCCCACACACTACTGTTTCCAGCCGAATCCGCTTGACGCCAACCCTCCACCAACGCCACCAAGTCGAAGCGTGTGGACGCGAGTCGGACGGGAGATACTTCGCAGCCTCGCTAAAAGAAATAAGCCGCTCTCGTTCGAGGTCGATAGCCATGATAGAACCCTTTGTAATGAGATTGACGAATCTGAGCATGAATGCTCATTTGCAAATGGATTCTCTACGATTTGCTACATAAGATCGCTGAACGAGGCTTCAGAAATATCTGAATTCTGGTTCAGCAGAATGTAGGAGGGAAATGTGATGATTCGACGAGCACCGAAGAAGAGAGCGATTCCTTGGAGCGGATGGAAATTCGTGGAAGTTTCGCTACGGGGCGGGTTTGTATGATATCTTTGCCGTCCAAGCCGACCTTTGGAAAGTGTGTACGCTGTCGAAAGCCCGCTGCCATCGTGTACCGTGGCGCAGCCTTTTGTTCGACCGACTGCTACCGCAGGAGACAAGATGGCTACCGAAAACGAAAGACCGCCTCTGAACATCTCGGAGAAGCATCGTAGCACCGTCCGACTAGACCCCCCTAAATGGTAGGGGTAAAGCTAGTGGGCATTGCTTGGGGAAACCATTATGTTAGACATGGCAGTACCTCAAGTTGCTACCGCTACTGTCGAATGGATCAAAGAAGTTCTAGAAAGGTGAATTATGAAGTCTTTGCTTTTGTTTGGGTACCTTGGATTCTGGTTTGGATCTCCTGATTGCTGTGAAGATCCACCTGCGTATGTCGCATGCCCTGTATGTGTTCAACAGCCTGGGTACGTAACAGAGCCAGTAGTTATCTGCTACAGACCTAGGATGCTGGAGAAGCTATTCAGTTGCTTCCAGAGACTAGGATGCGGTGCCCCCTCAACTACGGTCGTTAAGGAACAAGCAGTACCTACCCCCGGTATTGTAGCTCCTGTGACTCCTGAAAACGGAGAACCTCCCGTACCTCCCGAACCCACTAAGGAATAGCTATGGATACCTGGGAACCATCGTGGAAGCCTTTTATGGTCGTGGCTAGTCTAATACTGGTTATTACGATGGTCTTTGTGATATTTGGGTGTAATGCACCCGAGTCTGATCCTAATTCTGATCCTAGTCCTAACTCACCAAGTGCAGTGGAATAGAACCACGTGGTGGGTGTGTATCCCTGCTGGTAAACGGATTCTCTAGCACATGGATCATCGACAGGATGTCGAGCACACCCACTCTTTCCTACCAGGGTTAAGAATCGAACTAGCATACCTGAAGCTCCTAGGAGGCTTTCTAAGGGCTTTTCTCCCCAGAGAGGGTATTCCCTGGTTTATCCTATTTCTGGCCAGAGGAAGGGATCTGGGGCTTCTCAGAGGGTGTACTGGATAAGTGCGGTACCGAGTTTACGTTTCTGAGGTGGATGACGTGTTCGATCACTCTCGTCGTACCGATACGGTTCTCGTGGGTACGGAGCAGGAGTGTGCGTTGACTGCATACCGGATCGGACGGATGATCTGGAAGGATAGGCAGGTTTGGATCGTACCGGAGCAGGAGTGAAAGGGGCTAGGACCACCTTTCTGTGATTCCTCCTGAGGGATATACCTTCCTTCTCTGGGGGGGTGTGTAGGGCGTTGACATTGACAGATGGGGGGTTAAACCCGTGCTAGTCGGACTTGTGTCAATTCCTGCACTCTGTATCCAGTAGCTGGTGTAGTCGTCGGCTTCGTTCAGCAATTCGTTCGGGACTACTTCGTTTCCAGACCTCAGAGAATGAGTTCACCAGCCGCCACATGGTTCGTCCGTCCGCTGTAAATGCCTCGTGTGAGGGGTGTCGCCATTTGTCGAGTACGTGGGGAATCCAACTGGCAGGGATTACCTTGTGGTCTAGGCTGCGGACTAATAGGTCGTGGACTTTCCGATTGCTGAGTCGTGTGGCCCGGTAACGTTCAATACGGTCGTCTTGGCGTGAACGTAGATCTGAAAGACCACGCACTGCGTCATGTACCAGCATAGAGAGATCCCGGTGGATGAAACGGGTGTGCTTTCTGGAGAGAGATATCTCACCCTCAAACATCAAATTAGAACAGACGAGGACGCGGTTTCCTAAGACTATGCCCGCAGCGAATCGCTTGTCGTTGGCATTGCGGACACCACACACAACGTTGAAGTCCGAGTGGTCCTGGTCTGTTGTAACATCTAATACTCCGAAATATCGCTGGCCACCGTTAGTGAGTGTGTGACACTCGTTGTGGACTTCGTACCCGCAGCGATTAAGCCATTTGCAAGCCTGATCCAGGAGCATTGTATGTGGGATGGGTTGCCAAGTCCGTGTGCTGGGTGGGGTGCGTGCTTGCTGTAGGTCGCTGCGAGTGATGGTGCTGTTTGAGGCTACCATTGGATTCTCCGGGGTTGAGGATGGTGGGGATCTGTATATCTGTGAGAGGTACCTAGTCTTCCTTTTTGATCTGTTAGGAGGTTTCTCCTCTCTGGGGTAAAGGGTGCTATGTATTGGTACCAAAAAGGAGTCTCTTCGTCAATACTGAGTATGCGTATATCTATATGTACTCTGGTTCACTTGTTGGCGAATCTATGAAGGCGGGTTCAGAGATTTGTGAAGGGGAGTTCAGGTGTGACTGGGTGAGGAATCTATGAAGGAGGGTTCAGAAATGTCTGAATTCAAGCTAAGGGATGTATGAAAGAGGGTTCAGAGATCTATGAAGGAGGGTTCAGACCTGGGGTTTAGCTGCGATGGATGGGTCTGAAGAGGAGTTCAGAGATTTGTGAGTTCGGGTTCAGGTACCTGTGTGGCTGATTGGTACCAGTTGGGACTCCTACGGGTTTCTGGGTGGTAAGGGTGGTGTAAGAGCTTGTGTAGGCGTACTTCTACCAGAAAGAGGGTGTGGCTGGGGACTGGTTTAAGGTACCCGCACCATACCACCTTCCGCCGCATGGTGCTGGAAGGATGTATAGGTGATGGCTTGTACATGTGGGTGATGGATGTGCATGTGATGATGTGTACACGTAGGGCGTAGGAATCCCCCGAGATAATGATCTAAAATCTAGGGTTGACAGATCCGCCGAGAATAATCACACTGGGCTGCGGTGGCGGGTATTGAAGGGACTAAGTAAGTTCTTATGTGGCTAGTCATAGTCACAAGTAAGTATGTAAGTAGGCACTTACGTATGCTTATTCTAAAAGTATGAGTAACGGCGAAAACCACTACCTTACCGATTGTATACTTGACCAGCTGAGCGCATAAAAAAACCCTAGTACGTATGTACTACGCACTAGGGTTTTATGATAGTCGTTTACTTTATTGTGATTTGCTGACAGGTGATTCCATGGCGGCTGCCAATTCGTTAGCGAATTTACTTCCCTTGGGCGTTAGCGTTATGTAGTTTCCTGAAATTTCTATTAGCTTCCCCTTTGTGCAGATCGTTCGCACAAGATGGTAAGAATCTAAATCCATTCCAAGCGCAACATAGACATGACCCTCTGGAATTCCGGAACGTGATTCGTGCAACGCGATCAACAAAGAGTAAACGTTTTCTACAACAGCTGTCATAATATTTTTCCTTGAGGTTAATTGGGAACAATACAGACACAAAATCCTAAAAGCTTAACCAATTCATTGCCGTTCAGTATCGCCCACCTACATTCAATTGAGTAGTAGGTTATGGGATTGGCGCTCTGATCGTACCCGTGCGATAAACGATTATTGGTTCCGGTAATTGCTGCTAGTAGTTTAGCATCTTGCCCGAATAGCAAAGCCGAATTATAAGCGGGATACGTAAACACAAGCACAGTATCCACGCCAACTAAGGAATTCAAACTTTCGATATCGTCGAACGAGGGTATCGGTATCTCAAGTGTGTGTGTCATTACATAGCGACCCCCTTAGTGGCAAACCCGCTAGCGATCGCATCCTTGCGGTCGTTCAATGTTCGCGCTTTTAATTTAAGCATAATTGCGTGGCGAGATGGATCGGTGAACCGCAGGTCTGTTTCATCGCCGTTTACTGTCTTGAATCCACGCCATCGTTTCGGCATTCTTAGTGGTCCGTTTCCGTGCAAATTTCTCGCGCCGGTCGTGTAGCCATCGTCGTAAACGGTTGCAACATTCCCGTTTTTCCTGAGAACGTCAAGACAATCCAATTCATTATTTTCTGATCGCGAGAACGTAACCCAATAGTTCGGGCGCAGTTGTCCAGCGCGTCGAGGGTCTTTCGAGTAATCATAGTAGGCTACCTCGGGGAAAGCATCAATAATCCCATGGCACTCCCACGCAACATCCGAGAATACGTTAAGACGCACGGCAAGCTTTTTACATTCCTCGCTTGCCCTATCATACGCGCGTTGTATCTCAAATTGTAACCGATCTAAAAACCATTTCCGCTCTAAATACCAGAGGCCCGTTTTTCGAATTCTGGCCAACCGGACACTTTCTAAAAATCCTTTGCCCGTTCCAAACAAACAAGCATCCGAGCACCCCTTTGACGCAAATGCGCATAGGTTCCCGATCCCAGATTGTTTATGTGGGGCCAAACTCAAGGATTTCGTTGTGTATGTAATCGTATCATTTTTTCGCGTTTTGGTATTGCTGTCCCCTTCCGCAAGCAGGTTACGCGCAACCGGTTTTACGGTGTCGCCGATTCTTACGTATGGAATTCCGCCACGCCATTCAATTTTAACATTCAATCGGTTTGTCACAGAAAATTTCCTTATGGTTGGGAGCTATTTTTTCTTTACTATTGCAACGTCGGAAAATACATTAAGACGAACAACGGGTATCTTTTTTTTCTGTGAAGCGCTTTGCGCGGTTTTACTCTTTTTTGACATCGCTTTTCGCGCTCGTTTTTTCCAGTACGGAGAATTCAGACAAGCCATTTTTTATATTCCTTTAGAAGCTATTCGGATTAGGCATTCATTTCCCATAATTGTGAACAAAATACGATCAGTACTACACCTAAGCGAACAGACTAGAAATTCATTGCAACGCATTCCGGGTTGTACGCAACCGATATCAATATTAACGCGGTACGCGCTTTCGCCCGAATAAAGAGGCGCGCCACATTGTTCACAGAAGTCGT